TGATGCCCCTGAACACCCTGTGCTCCTTGAACGCCTTGAACACCTTGAGCGCCTTGAACACCTTGGAATCCTTGCTCGCCTTGAACGCCCTGGAAACCTTGTTCACCTTGGAACCCTTGGTGACCCTGGAAACCCTGTTCTCCCTGGAATCCTTGTTCGCCTTGAAATCCTTGTTCGCCTTGAAATCCTTGTTCGCCCTGGAAGCCCTGTTCGCCTTGGAAGCCCTGCTCACCCTGAAAGCCTTGGTGACCTTGAACGCCTTGTGCTCCTTGAATACCCTGGAAACCTTGATGTCCTTGGAACCCTTGCTCGCCTTGATATCCTTGTTCGCCTTGGAATCCCTGCTCGCCTTGATATCCCTGCTCACCTTGGAAACCTTGTTCACCTTGGAATCCCTGCTCACCTTGGAAACCTTGTTCACCTTGGAATCCCTGCTCACCTTGGAAACCTTGATGTCCCTGAACGCCCTGTGCTCCTTGAACACCTTGAACGCCCTGTACTCCTTGGAATCCTTGCTCTCCCTGAACACCTTGAACGCCTTGAGCGCCTTGAACTCCCTGGAATCCCTGTTCACCCTGAAAGCCTTGTTCTCCCTGAAATCCCTGTTCGCCTTGAACACCCTGAGCGCCTTGAACACCTTGTGCGCCTTGAACACCCTGAGCGCCTTGAACACCTTGTGCGCCTTGAAAACCTTGCTCGCCTTGGAATCCTTGCTCGCCTTGGAAACCTTGATGTCCCTGAACGCCCTGCGCTCCTTGAACACCCTGTACGCCCTGTACTCCTTGGAATCCTTGTTCACCCTGGAAGCCTTGTTCGCCTTGGAATCCTTGTTCTCCCTGGAATCCCTGCTCGCCTTGAAAGCCTTGTTCTCCCTGGAAGCCTTGATGACCCTGAACACCTTGAACGCCTTGAACACCCTGTACGCCTTGAGCGCCTTGGAATCCTTGTTCCCCCTGGAAGCCCTGTTCGCCTTGGAATCCTTGATTGCCTTGAACACCTTGAACGCCCTGAACACCTTGGAAACCTTGATGACCCTGAAATCCTTGTTCTCCTTGGAATCCCTGTTCACCTTGAACGCCTTGTACACCTTGAACACCCTGGAAACCTTGCTCTCCCTGGAATCCCTGTTCACCTTGCACACCTTGAACGCCCTGAACACCTTGGAAACCTTGTTCCCCTTGGAATCCTTGGTGACCTTGGAATCCCTGTTCACCTTGAACGCCTTGTACACCTTGAACACCTTGGAAACCTTGATGTCCCTGGAATCCCTGTTCACCTTGTACACCTTGAGCGCCTTGGAATCCCTGCTCACCTTGATATCCTTGGTGACCCTGGAATCCTTGTTCACCTTGGAATCCTTGTTCACCCTGAATTCCTTCAATTCCCTGTGAACCAAATCCAGGTGCACCTTGAAATCCTTGAGGACCTTGTGGTCCAGCAATACCATCAACACCTTTTCCAGTGTTTAGTTCTATTTTACCAAGTGAATCAGTTTTGACCTGAATATTTCCAGTGTTACTGGTAATCTTGATATTGCTACCAACACCAACTGCACCAGTGTTACTGGTGATTTTTATGTTACTCATGCAGTAACTCTCGGATTGACTATGATGAGTCCTTCAACAATTCTACTTGTATTATTTGATGTATCAACTTGTTTGATATCGAACAAATATCTACCAGCTTTGATTGTTGCGTTATTTGCGGCAGTGATTGAAAATCTGACTAAACCATCACCAGCATTCAGTATCGTTGGTGTCATGTTTGCAGTTACTGTGCTAGAATAATATGATTTCTTCATTGAAGAAGAAAATACATAATTCGTGATATCTTTAGCAGTTCCGTCATCATTAGTAATGGTCATATCAAAAGTGAAATCTGCACCTTGATCAAGGTTCAGTTCTATGAATTGCGCCATTTTGGGGATCCCGAATTTTTAGATTATTTATATGATGAAAGAAGTAACAATATTCTATTTATACTTTACTTGATCAAAAAATCCGAGTATAATCAGTGTGTCGTTTATGAGAGGAGATAGAGTTTCAAGAATAAAAGTTCAGTGTATTCACTCTTTGTATATACTTGTAATGCTTGTCGAATACAACTTTATTCGAGTAATTTTTGATTGCATAATCTAAACAATCAATGCTTTGAATTTCACCTTCATTGATTTTTCTTGTTGCTGTTACGAAATCGCTGAACTGTCGACATCTGTAACCAGTCTTTCCTTGAACAACTGTTTCTGGGAATGCGCCCCAGTCAGTTGTGATTGCAGGAGTTCCAGAAAAATATCCTTCAATCACCATCAGACCAAATGGTTCAAGATAGAAAGTTGCGCCGAACAATCCTCTAGCGCCAGCCATTAGTTTTTTTCTCTGTTCGGAATCACATTCACCAACAACTTCAACATGCTTCGGTGTTGTCAGATACCCCATATCATATAAAGAACCAGGACCTGCAACTACAAGTTTCACTCCTGCTTTTTCAGCGACATCAATTGCAAGAGCAACACCTTTATTTCTATTCACTCTACCAAAACAGAGAAAATAATCTTCTTTCTTATGGTGTTCTGTAAAAGTAAAATCTGCTGGATCACGACCCCAAGGAATCACTTCATCAAACCATGACGGTGTCATCATTCTATCATGTGCACCATAAAAGTATTGCATATGCGCGTTTGACTTGAATACTTTAAATGGTGCAAATGTTCCATGAGCACTGTAACCAATTGCAGGTTCAATAATTCTCAGATCTGTATGCGCATCGGTTGCTTCTTTATTCGCCCAACCATACATACAAGAAATTACATCTCCTGGGTTTTTTCGTTTTCCAATGATTTCTGATGCTTGTTTATTGAATTCTTCTAAATTACTCGACAACGAATGGTGTTCACAATTCACATCAGAACCTTCTAAACCATAGTGTATAATCTCACAATCACGTTCCTTCATGTTATGAACATATTCATGAGTGATGATCGCAAATGGATCATAATCGGCATATTTTGTTGTCGTTGGTCTATGCGGATTCGAGAGGACGTGAACTTTCATATATTATAATTTCCAATATATCAAATGTGCAATACTAAATCTACCATTCATGTAACCAGGTTTCTTCATTGTAACTTCATTGACGCCATGAGAAACGATTGATGGGAATAATATTAGCTGATTGTTTCGAATTGGTAAAGTGTAATCGTATTTCTCGAAGTACAAGTCACCACCGTCGAAACACTTTGGTTCCTTGTAGAAAGTATATATTGCCGTGAAAAATGCCGAGTCATCATGTTGCTTATAATAATCGCCTTCTTCATAGTACTGCAACATCGTTGAATCCCAATTCGTTTTTCGAAACAAATTGAAGTAAACAGAACCCATTTTTTCAATTTCTTCATCGAGTTCTTCGCAATTGAATGTCTTTCTTGTGATCCTCAGAATATCGGAGAATTCTCTACGACCATAAACCTCATCTAGGAATATTCCTCTTCCAGATTTTTTTCGCCCCTCACCATCATCTTCCATTGCTGCGCGAGTAGCCTCTGGATCACCGAGTTTGTCAAAGACGAATTCATTCTCTCGCCAAATCAGCTTGAGTTCTTCTTTGCTGTAGAAGTCTTTGATGAGAATATGATCAAACGGTTTCTTATTTGCGATTATCTTCATTGTTACCCTCTAACCTTTCCATCAATTCTTTTTCTAAGATTGTATTTTTAGTTTTATCGCTAGATCCAAGACTTGGTCTAAAATCATATTTGAAATCTGCATATGGACCTTCGGCGTCAACATAATGAAAAAAAGTTTGAGTCTGCGATATACCAATAAAAGAATCTCTCCAATGATCTATTTCGCAACCTTTGTATACAAGAACGTCTCCAGGATATAGTTTATAAGAAACGTTTGGTTCAACAAATAATTCCCAGGGCTCACCATCAAATGTATCGTAATCTAAAGTTGCAGTGAGCGATATTTGACAAGATGGTCTATCTCTATGCCTTTCTAAAACTTCTCTTGGGGAATATATTCTGGAATATGTATATGTTGGGAAGAGTTTATATTCTAAAAGATCCTCAAGTTTATATCGATAGAGTTCTTGCATTTCAGAATGAATTGGATCAGAATACGTTGAACTTGATAGAGGACATTGAGGATCTTTGACGAGTAAATTTCTAGATTTTAAAAACCACATTCTTCTTGACATTCTCATAACATCATAAAGATTGAAGAAATCACGAAAAATTATATATCGGTTTTGATCAAAATTCTTTCTATAGTTGCTCATTATAATTACCTAAATTTTGGTCCAACAACCCAACAAACAATTGAGTGCCTAACTCCTTTTGTAATCGGCGTTATTCCGTGGGTTATAACAGAAGGAAATACTATTATGCTTCCTCTATTGCGAAATTCGTTAATACATTGAAAATCTTTACCACAAGAAGATTCAATTATAAAATCACCACCTTCATAATTTGCCCCATCGGAAATCTGTATTGCAACAGATAGTTTTCGCATTTCATTTTTATTAGATGAAATACTATCATCTCTATGTGGAATATAATGCTGATCTGGAAAATATCGAGCATATTGAACATTTTGTGGATATGTTATATCCAAATTCCATCCAGCATTTTGATTTGCTATGTTAGCGTAGTGGAGGCAAATTCCGTGAATCCAATGATATGTATCAAAAAATGATACGTTGGTTTCTCTTATTGTCGGATCGTATGTTCCGCGCGCGTCAATGTTGCCAATTGACCCATCAATAGAAATTAATTTATCTCCTTCCAGAATTAATGTGTCACAAATTTCTGTAGAGAGAACGCCATTCCAAAACCAATAATTTGTTTCAAACATAATTTATTTCACCTTACGAAACATTGCAGCTTTCCAATATTTTATATAGTCTTCAGTTACAAATTAATATTTAACTCTCTTCTCAATTCATATATATCTCGATCTAAAAGGTTTGCCCAATCAATCGGGAGAAGCCATTTAGAGTTTTTACCAGCATCATAATATTTAAAAGAGTTTTTCACTACTTTAAAATTAAATTTGGTGACGATAAAATATAGTCCAATAGCAATTGCCACAAGCCTTGTTGCTGGTATTTTGATTTGATTGCTTAGAAATGCATGAAGATACAATTCACCCTCAGCAGAAGTATCTACTCCACAAATAGTATGCATCAAATCGTGTTGAGCAAGTATTTCTGGATATGTCCTTTCTGTCATTGCAATATTCTTTTTCACCTGATAATATTTATCTGTGTTGTCATTGCGTATTTTTTTGTATTCACCATCTTTTTTTGCATTGCGGAAAAGATCCATGTAGTTGTGTTTCAATTCGCCAGCATTATTTCTATAAACTAAATTATAATAATGCTTGCCAAGTGTGTTTTCTGGAAGAGTTTCAAGATATTCTTTATCGCATAATCTTTCAGCCAAAAGACATTTTCCACGGTTAAATAATATTTGTGCTTGTTCATCTCTTGAAAATTTATGCAGAAACTTCAAACTTGATTTTGTTATTGCTCCGCCATACACTTTCATACCAACATCAATATCTAATACTTTTGATGGATCTTTAAATACACATTTTAATAAAATGTATAGTGCAATTAACCATTGTTTTGTGAGCTTATATAATAAGACAAATTTTTCCATAATCACTCCCTGTTAAAATGTAACAGCAGGCGCATCCATCTTTTCTCTCACTACGATATATGCGGTTGAACTTGTTGTTGCAAATTGAATTGAGGTTCCAGGAACAATTAATGAACTATATTCTGAATGTTCTACACCATTAATACTAACTGAACCATCCATAACTTGAACCCAAGTTTTTAACGAAATTGGAGAAACATCATATGTTGTAATTGTTTCTGGGTCAAGATAGATTGATTTCGATTTCCAGTATAAGTCATCGGTATGATTTGGAAACATATTGCAATATATTTTATATTCAGTTTCAAACGTAACGATATTGTCCATTTTCAATGCCCAATACATGTCAGCATCAAGCCACTGATTTCGCGTAGCTCTGGATATATCGATTGTTCTTGTCAATTTTCTATTTGCCCAATCGAAAATTGGTTCATCTTGTAAACCCATTTTAGTATATGCCGCAGCCAATGGACAGTTCTCGGCATAGTAATTATTTTCTAGAAAAGAAATATCTTCATCGTCAATTGGCAACCAATTTTGTTCAAATCGTATTTTGCCCTTTGGGACAAAATTATTTCCAGTTGCTAAAAAACAAATTTTATACACAGGATGTTGATAAAAAGCATAAGAATCCAACGTTATATTTTTGAAATCTTTTGCTGCTGTTGTTATAATGTCTCCGATCTGTTGATTTACAGAAAACCCAGTTCTCTGGATAGGATCGTCTGTTTGTATATTTTGCCAAGAAACTTTCCTTCCAATAACATTTATAAATGGATTGGGCGGCACAAAAACTTCATTCTGAACAAATGTTGACGTTGTGACATTCATTAAATTCATTAAACTGTCTTTCATTTTAAGAGATCGCCGTGTTCGATTGTATGTCAACAATCGTATTTGATTGTATGTTCAATAGGGCACTGACAATTTCAGTAGATCCATCAATTTCAGCATCCATTGCATCTTTTTGTCGTTTCACAATCCAATATCCTCTTTTCGCAAAATATTCTTTAACTTCATCAGTTGAGAGATCTGCCAATGAAGTTGGTATTGGAATTTCATATGGACCAATATCTGCATGAAATCTTTGAACTGTTGCGCCGTCAGCCCAATATTTGACATACGTTACACCTCTGTCAGAATTGACGCCGACGATTTCGAAATTAACTTTTATCTCTTCCATTATCCAACTTGCCCCTGTCTTGTTCCTGTCTGTTGCCATGTAATGAGTGGATTATTTACTGCATAAAATCCAGCAGCTCCTCCGCCACCCGCTCCGTATGGTGGCCATACCACTAGTGGTCTATGTGGAACTGGAAATTGGACCGCACCACCAGCAGTACCCGCTGCCCCAAGTGCACCACCAGTTCCACCAGTACCACCGCGATATGGATGAAATACTAGAGGTGGTGCGCTTATTATTCCCTGACGTCCTTGCCCACCAGTAGTGAGAGTTCCTGCCAATCCTGGTTGCGGTAGAGTTCCTGGATATGGGCTATTATATAATATAGAAGGAAGAACTCCACCTGCGCCGCCTGTGTTTGGTGGTGTGTTACTTCCAGCACCACCACCGCCGCCTCCACCACCAGCCCTCTCATAAATGATAACAGTGGATCCCTTTACTCCATCTGGACTTGGATCGTAAATCGAATCGCCTGCACCACCACCACCTCCACCACCAGCAACTGTTCCTGCATTTTGTATTGTTACTGGTCTGCTTGCCAATATTGCAGTTCCACCAGAAAATCCATCTCCAGATTGACCCTGTGGCCAATTGGCAGTGGGTCCCACACCGCCACCATTACCTCCAGCGCCAATAATCTGACCTTGATTAATAACTGTTATGATGACAGATGGATGCCAACCACCTGATGTTGGATTGTCCACTCCTGTTTCCAATGCATTTTGCGTTCTCGTTGCGGAACCAATAACAACTCCTGGGTTTATTGTGAACTCAATTGCTCCAGGTTCCCCAGCAGTGTATTGTCCATTATCGATATAACCTTGGGACTTAGTTGTACCAGTCCTAGAAGCTGAAGTGGCATAATTATATAAATTTAAATTTTGAACAGGAGATGAAATTGTGTATCTATGTACAATACTAGCGCCATTGTATTGTGATAATGATCGTGTGCCCCCAATAGTAGTTGGAACACCAGAATTTACTGGGTGATTTGCAACTAGAGGACCTCCTCTATAAAAATCGTTGATATTGTGTGGCGATGTGTCTCCGAATTCTGTTGCGAGACTTCTATTGGAATTTGGTTGTCCAGATCTAGGACCAAGGCTTATAACTGTAGTCGGCTGACTTGGAATTCCCATTGTTATAACCTATTTTTCAGTTCATCAACTTCTTTCTTAAGTTCTTTGATTGCTTCAATCAACAATGGAACAAGTTTCTCGTAATGAACAGTAAGATATTGATTGTCGATCGGAGCTTTTGCGATCACCTCAGGAAGAACTTTTTGCACTTCTTGTGCAGAAACGCCAACCATTCTACCATCATAATCATACCCAAGATTTTTCGCCGTGTCATTAAATTTGAAGAAGAATCCATTCAATGTTTCCACTGTTGATAATGCATTGCCAATATTATATAGTCTATCTTTCAGTCGATCATCAGAAACGAATGCTGTTATATCGTTCGTTGCGTTCAATCTCGTTGCAGTCAATGTTCCATCATTTGCATTGTATGACAATTTTGATGTTGAGATTTTTGCAGTTTGATTGGTGTCTGCAGGTGGACCAACCAACACTGGATAAAGTGTCGTACTTGATGTGTCATTTGTGGCGTTGATTACGTTACTTGGACCAGGCGCACCAGGTGAACCATTGGTACCATTTGTTCCAGGTGAACCATTGGTACCATTTGTTCCAGCTGGACCTGATGGACCTGATGGTCCAGTTGCACCTGTAGCTCCAGGTGAACCATTGGTACCATTTGTTCCGTTTGTTCCAGCTGTTCCCTGACGTCCTTGTGGACCTGATGGACCTGATGGTCCAGTTCCACCAGCAATTCCAGTTATCCCAGATCCATCTCCGACGAATCTTGTAGCAGTCAATGTTCCATCATTTGCATTGAATGATAATCTCGTTGTTGTTATTTTTGGAGTTTGGTCGCCAGTGCCTGCTGTCAAAACAGGATACAGTGGATTTGATGATGTATCCTGTGCTGCATTGATTAGAGTACTTGGTCCTGTTGCTCCCTGACGTCCTTGTGGACCTGATGGACCAACAGCTCCAGTCGCTCCAGTCGCTCCAGCAGACCCAGTCGCGCCAGTCGCGCCTGCCGCACCACTCGGACCTTGAGCGCCAGGTGCACCTTGAGCTCCTTGTGGTCCAGTTCCTCCTCCACCCCCACCACTAGATGTGGCAGTGATATCTGCGTCATCAGCATTTGCAACAACACTAAATGTTACTGTCGCACTATTTTTGAAATTCAATTTTTTCTTAGATAGTGCGTTCAGACCATTCAAAGAAATGCTAACAGTATTTGCTGCTTGCGACAATCCATCTGTTATATTTACACCACCGAGTGATAGCGTTCCACTTATATCAACATTCCCAGCAGTGACATTTCCGAAAATACCATTTGTTGCACGCAAAGTATGCGTGATATTAGCATTAGATGATACTAGATTCCCAGTAATATTTGCATTTGCCGCTATCAAAGTATTCACGGTCAAAACATTATCTACCCTTGCATTACCTGACACAAGCAATGCAGTACCGATAACAGTATTGGAAAGAAGCAACAATCCAGCTTCTTTATCATAAGTGGTGCTTCTCAGTTCATTTGCAGCATTGATGAGATTGTTAGTCTGTATTCTCCAAAAATCAAATGTATTGGCTGTTTGAACCTGTGGTATATTTGGAGTCGGCATTATTTCTCTCTATTGATTAGTGCTTTCATCATTTCTTTCAACTCAGAGATATCATTTTTCATTGAACTCAGTTCATCATTAAACTTTTTGGCGCTTTCTTTTTGCCTCATAATCATTTCGTGTTTTTTGAGTGCAGTTTTATCAGTATTGAGTATTGAATTGTTTGTGAGATCTCGTATTAGATGATCATGTTCTTCTACTTTTGCATACATCAAATCATCCCTCAGGTAATGCAATAGCTCTTAGATTTCTTACTGTTGGTGCAACGCAACCACATTCTGCCAACAAAACAATTTTGATCGCGAAATATTTGAATGTTCCGCCAAGTGGATATGTTACACCATCCTCAACATATGATATTTTATTTATTCTGGGATCATCAGATGGATTGTATTTGAAATCAATTGCAGTATTTAAATCTGGAGAAATGACATCATTCTCCAAATACATTCTTCTCCACCTTATATCTGAAAACAATCTACTATCTGATTCAGATTGAACTTTATAGTAAACTACTATATTCGTTCCCTGTGGTCTTATTGCTCTCAGCGTCACTCTCAGATCACCAGAGTCGAATCCATCAGCAAGATTCACTTTCTTTGTTAGGTATCTGCAAAGCGCATTTCCACCATATTTGGAATCTTCTGATGTTATAATTGCAGTTGCATTGAGCGTTGCGCCTGGCTCAGAAATCGTTATTGTTGGTGATTCAATATAACCAAGTCCAGGATTGTCAAGTTCAATATATGTTACTGAATTTCCAGTCAAAAATGCTATTCCATTAGCAGTAGTCGAAATGTTATTTCTTATTGGTTCATATAAGTTTGATCCACTGATTGTTACTGTTATATTTGCAACGTTATTGTGAATACCAGGATTTGTTATAGTGATATTATTCTCATATAATTCACCATTGTTGATCATATTTTTGGATACCAATGCACCATATGATTCAGAATTCAAAAATGGAGAAATATATTCGTCATCAGAGTCCAATATGACTTGTGTTTGCAGTGAATTAGAATTTGCAGCAGGAATTACTCTACGTCTCCCAGTTGAAGATATTGAATTCAATGAAGTCGCAAACCAAAGTGGTTTGTTTTCTTCTATTTTAGTGAAATTATCTTCTATCTGACTGGTAGAATATAGCGTCGTTTTCAATTTATGATCAATATTCGCTTTTGGATATTCAAGCTCCAATGCATTCAAGAAAATTTCATCATATGGTATTTCTTCATTAGAAAATTCATTATTGAATGTTATCGTTACTGGAGCCGTTTCAAATGCTGCTCGATTTATTCTAAACATCAAATCTTCGTTTTGATATGGTGTCCATGTTGAAGCATTCTGAGATCTAAAGAAACTTCCAATATATGGTTGTTCAGAAACTCTTCTGTTATTTGGATCTCCTACAACATTCTCTCCAAGTTCAGCGGTCCAAACTTCATATGATGGTGAATCTGATTGAACCATAATCGCATATTCTGAGCTTGGACTTAGGAATATTGGATCTGGGAATGTAAACTTAGTTTGTGTTTGTGTATTGGAAGTTCTTGGAAATGTATTTGCACCATCAGTGGTGACAACATCATAATGATCTACTACTGCAGTCCCAAGAACCCTATCGCTTGGATATCCATTTTGAGTGCTGACTAACTTAACTTTTACTGGTATTTTCACTTCATCATTTGATGGCTTGGATTTGAAAAATAAATCCACAGATGTGACATACATTCCATAGTTTGTTTTTGGAGTAAAGAATGTTTGTGCAACTGGATCGCCAGCCCTGAACGTTTCGGGGAGCGTCATAACTGAGAATCGATTTCCAGTTGTAGTTGTTGGAATTCCAGTTCCAGTAACTGTTATCACTGCATTTGCATTTACTTTCGCGCCAGGTTGCGTTGTGGTTGTCGTTGTGGTAGTTGTAGTCTTATTGTCATTGACTGTTACTGTTGTTCCAGTCCCACCAGAACTTGTAGTAGTCTCGCCGCCACCAGAACTCAATTTATCCTTCACTTCATCAGCAGTTCCACCGCCGATATAAGTACTCCCACCTTGAGTTGTTGAATTTCCAGTTGCTGTACTCGCATCTGTAAAATCGAAAATAACTGGACCAGCCCTAAGAGTCAACATAGTATCGTTACGATGTTGAAATACACCAACAATATTTCCAGATTCGTCAATTATATTATCTTCCAATCCATATACGCTAGTGTGGTCTAGACCAACTAAAGCTACATCTAGATTCGCAACAGTTGCAGATGCCATAGATACGATATTTGCTTTTTGCCCAACGCCACTTCCTTCAACAATTTTGATCGGAACTGGTCCACCAGCTAATGTATAGCTTGACGATAAATTTATTGTCGGTGGGACGCTTGATGGATTGAATGCTAGAGCTATTCCAGTTTTGTGCTCATGGCCAGTCACAGTTTTTGTTGATATTGTTACTTCCTGATTTATTCCTTTGATTTGTGAAGATGTTGGAAACGATGTTGTTCTAATTATGCTGACATTTGCAACATTCTGTGAAAGTGATGATGTTCCTATTTTGTTCAGTACTCTAGAACTTGATGTGTTTGCTGTTCCGTATATAGTTTCTATAACTAGAGTTGAATTAGCGCTGAACCAATGTAATACTCGACCAGCAAATTGAAGAAGTGGAACTGTTGCCCCTGAAGTATTTTTATATCGAGTATTTGATGATAATCGCGAGACTTTGTTGTGAATTAATGAACGGTAAAAACTATTTTTTCCTGATGAACCAAGAGGACTTCTGGCTTTTTCTAGAATGTAATTAGTTGGACTTCTTCCTATTATATAATTATTTGGAGTTTGAAAAACAGTATCCCCAGGCTTAAATGAAGTCGAGGTAAACGTTCCTCCACCATATGGATCTAATTTCAAATGTAGAAAAGCCTCATCAACATAAACTGTATTGGGACTGATTCCTCTCATAACTTTCACTGCAGTGTTTGATTGTTCACATACGATTATGTTGAGTGTTCCGTTCGCCACAACGGTCGGAATTCCTAAATAATTACCAGAAGTTGTTCTGAACCGATTAGCATCATTGTCGGTAATAACTATTTTTGATGCATTTCGACAGAAATCATTAACATTTTTTCTGTTTACAAATATGTTTATTTTTCTATCTGGTCTCATGCAAACGCCATAATATAAAATTGGACCTTCTCTTGAAAATGCCGCTGTTCCTAACGATACTAATCCATTTGGTACGCTTGTCATTTATCCTTCCTCTACGCTTTTTTCAATTTTCCCGCGCCAACACTTAGTGGATTTGACTTAAATCCACCAGATTGACCTGCACCTTTTACTCTCACTGGTGGCGGTTCAACGTTGCTATTTGAACCAGATACTGAATTATTATAAAAATTACCACCGAGCATATCGTGAATTGGGAAGCCCATAAATGATAGTCCAATTGGCGGTAGCCTTACCTGAGATCCTGCAACTAAAATGTCAGTTGCAGCTGCAGTAACAACTGCGTCTTGTTTCGGGATAATAGGATTATCGAATATTTTTATATTATAACCACTTTCAACTATAACTTCTCCAGTATTTCGTTCAGTGACAATTGGTATTGTTTCTCCAACTGGTGTTTGTATAACAACAGGAATTGGTTGTGGAGCTGAATCTACTGCAAAAACACGTTCAGCTGGTGGTGGATCAATAGAAACTGGCACTGAAGGTGTATTTTGTACAACAGAAGCAGTTACCGAAGAAGCTGCTGGTGGTCTATCATTTTCGGCAGCTTCAGTGGTAACAACCTCTGTCCGTACTGTTGTTGAAATCCATGGATCAATTTCTGGCGTTATTTGAAATTCACCATTGAACGAACCGAAAAGATATGGTTGAACAACAACAGCTTTTGTTGCCGTGTTCTGAACAACGAGTTCTTTCTCTGTGTATCCCAATGAATAAGTTCTAGTATTATATCTCATCGGTCCAGTGTTGGCTTGATATTGCAATCGAACAGGCGTCACCTTCTTATATGGTTTTAGCTCATTTGAACTAATGTGACACAATAAGTCTGGATCCTTTGTATCTGCGATTCCAAATGCATCAAATTGATCAACTAAAATTCCATATTTTTCTTTTTCTATCGTTCTATCTTCGTAAAAATATGTTTCATCTCTAGCCTGTCTTTCCAATAAAGATAGTTGAGTATAATACTCTAATCTCTCAACTCTTTTCTCAATGAGACCAATATCTCTCATTGTGTATCTTCTATTCTCATGAAATTTTAGTCTAACTTCATTTGCATTATTTGTATAAGCAGGCACATAGACTGTATATAGAGTCATCGTGTTGTCAACGTCAGAAGGAATCTTTGGATACTTTGACGGTTCTCCAGAAATTATCTGAAATGTTTTATTTGACGTTGCAACCAATTTATCAATTCTTGGCAGATAATATGAATATGTCAATGTCATTGGTAGATCTGTATATGGTAGCTTCAGTCCACTCAAAGAGAAATTTGTAGTTCCATCAACCCTTCTTGGTCTGAAATCGATTGCATCTGCAAGAGAAACTGTTCCAACTGTTGATGAGGAATATACCGCAACATAATTGTTTGATAGATCTGCTTGAGTGTATGAATCTCTACCAAAAAATCCTGCTGATGCGCCTGTGTGTTCGAAATAAGTCAAAAGAACTGCAGTTTGCCCCAATGGTGCATTTCTTCCATCTTTTAGAATGATTGAACCATGATCATAATAATTGTCACGTTGTCCAGTATCAAACAAATAATTTTCAGTTATATCGATAGCATTCGTTGCGTTTGGTGCAAATTGAGAATTTCCAGAGTCATAAACTTTATTGATTCGAATTACATCAGAGATAAACAATGACTGTCTATCGCCTGGAGTTTTTATTATATCGTCAACATTTGTGAACCAAACAACTCCATTTGCTGTATCAAGTTTTGTCCCAAATTGCCCAGCAACAGAAGTTGTTGCAGAAGAATAATTAACATAATCGATTCCAGACTTAGCGCCTCTTAGCGTTTTCCCTTTTACAATTGAGGAACCACTTTTTGTCGCATCTTCAACCCTTACGGTTACTACAATGTCTGCAGTAAATGTTGAACTTCCCTGAACTAAATTTATACGCGTGTTGCTTTCTCGGAATGCACCATTCCCGCCAACATCAGAATACAATGTCAATACTTGTCCATCTTTATATGAAGAACCAAGTTTATCTTTCACAACAACAAGTATATTATCGTTGACGACTGAGTTGGAAAGAGGTACAGCTGGATTGTCACCGCCATAAAAGAATCTATCTCTTCCAGATAATGTTATTGGGTATTGTCCAGAAGTAAATGTAGCGTCTTTGATCAAAAGTCTTGAATAGAATTCTACATTTTCCAAATTTGGAGCGATCGTGTATTCAGGTAAAACATAAATCATTCTATCGAATGTTGTTCTACTCAAGAATGCATCGCCATTATCATTTTCACTAAAACTGTCTACATCCATAGATGGATATGCTGCATTATCTGGATTTTGCCCACCAAACAGTGCGACAGGACCAAAGTCGCCAGGTTCGGGTCTAACAACAAAACTGTCTACATCTTTGATTCCATAATTCAATATTATTTGTGAAGATGTGTCAAGTACAGTGTCGAATTCTCTATCAACTGTTGCGACTCTAGAAGAATTATATGTTGTTATTCTTCGTTGTTGTCCTGCTCCTGTTCCATTTATAACAGTGAACGACACACCATCATACAGTCCAGTTGGAGTGTCTGGATATGTTGATGGGAATGTAAATGTGGTTGCAGTTGATGTCGCAACGTTGAAGACTAAATCCGCCTCAAAATATATGTAAACTTCTTCGTTAGATGAGAATATATCTCCACTTGGATCTGTGCAAGTCACAAAGAAAAATCCAGTTCCAACCTGCGATGTTCCCTGAATTTTAGCGACAAAACTTTTTGTTGAAGAAACGATGCGAATGTACCCAGGAAAATGTCTCAAAACATCTTGCAATAACACATTTGTTCCTGCAGACTCGATCACATTTCCATCATCATCAACATCACTTATGTAAACTCGCGTGACGCTTGTTGATGTGGAATTATCAAACTTCAGATAACCAGTTCCTGGATCAGAATTTGTCGTATTTGTTGAAAATTTGAAATTACGTCTTATTGATGTTCTACCTGTTGTGATCATCTGATCGTCAACTAGATACAGATCATATTTTTCACCATTTTTTTCTATGGATCTCGCGCGAGTGGTGCCAATCAAAGTCTTTGAATAATCTACAAAAGATGTGGTGTTGATGCTCGCCGTTGGAACAATGTGCATGTCAAGATTTGCAAATTGCGATATGTCGAATATTCCAGTATTACCCGAATAAAAGTTTTTTACTGTTATATAATTTCCGAATTCTAGAGAAAGATCATAGTCCGTAACAGTTTCAGTTGTTCTTGCTTTATCGACTTCAATTGGCGTCACACCAACAGTTTCAAATTCAAATCCCTTTACATAAGCCTTCCCAGGCTCAGCTTGAAGTATGAATTTTGTTGAGTCTGTTGGGTGTTCATCAGGATATACTTTGAAAGGATATACAGTATAGTTACCAGATTCATCAAATGTTCTTCTTGCCAGCGTCTTCTCGATTTCTGAATATACTGGATATTTTACTTGTTTAGTTATAACACCATTTTCAACACGAAGAAGTTCAAAGAAACTACTGTCATCAATTGAATCTAATGTTCTCTTAGCTAGAACTAAGTTGAACTGATATCTATCAGCGCCTGGAGCTTGATAATTGAATGATTCTTGAGCTGGATCGAGTAATGTTGAATCTGCAGACTCATCAACAACATTCTCATCGATCTCTAGACCAATCTTATATGTTGGGGCTTCTGAATTTGGTTCAAGAACTATGGTTTGTTCTGGAACATAAACAAAGAATCCATTGACATAAAAAACACCAGTGTTTATTGATACTATTGAACCAACATTAGTTGAGTTTGTTGCGATTAGAGTTGCTTTTGGAGAATCCCCAGGAAGAACTTTGATTGTTTCTCCATCAGTAAATTCAACACCCCTAAGATATCTCACCATCAGAGTTTTATATTCTTGACTGTCATCGACAGCGATGACTTTAGCCCTTTTGTTGTTCGCTCCAGCGTCATTAGCAATAAGAACGCCATCAAAATCAGCTATATCAACGTCAATATTATCAAATTGATCTTCGAGCTGTAAAGACATTACAGAATTATCATAGGTCAAATGACCACCAAGAATCTGTGTTCCATCTTTGAATATGTGATCGCCAAATAATTTGATTTGATTTTGAATCGCAGTTTGTAACTGCGTGAGTTCTCGAGCTTGAACTGCATATCCTGGTTTGAACAGAATACGCATGTAATTGTTTTCTCTAGGACCATTGTCCGCTTCAAAATCATCATTGTATGGATTGATGTTAAAGTCAATTGGCATTTATTTTTCCTAAAATGAGACGAGTATTTTTATCTGTTCCGTCTGGTCGTCATCTCTGACGATTGATTCGTTATTTTTTATGTATAACAGTTCACCACTATTTAGTTGAATTTCTGGAGAAACAATAGTATCAATACTTGCAACAAAATTTACATCATCTTTCACTTTCAATTCAGTTTCAGCTTGTATACTTCCAGTGACATTGTTCAACCAAAGCGTTTTCGTATCATCATCCCAAAATACAACAACTGCTGTGTATGTTGCAGTTTCAAAACTTTCTCCTTGGTATAGATAACTATCTAGAGTGTATCTTTTTGGCGGATTGAAAACAGTAACCAAATATGATGCATTGTATCTGATATTATTTGCAGGAAGCCCATCTGAATCTAGTACATCTCGAAGTATAGAAACTTGTCTGAAGTCAAAATTTTCATCTAAATTTTCTGTTGGAAATTTACCAAGTTCATCACCATCAAGTTCAGAACATATCATCAGATGTGTTGCACCGAGTTCTTTTTCTGGATCATAACCATGACCATTTTCTGGTCCAATGACAGATATGATATTTGCAGAATTTGATCCAAATAGTTGTGTATTATCGGAAACAGTTATGATTGCGTCTTTGTATCCTGATCCGCCATCGATTATGTTGATGTTAGTAATAACACCATTGTAGACGTTTGCTGTCAAATTAGCGCCCGTTCCGCTGCCAGAAACAGAAATGATGTTTGCAGAAGACGAATTCCCACCAGCAAGATAACCAGATCCCCCAGAAATTATTTTTATTATTTCTAGTCTACCATTCACAGTAGAATTTACCACTAAATTATTTTTGACAACTGGCATCCAATCTGAAGTAAAAAATTTCTCTTTGATGCCAGATGGAATCGTATACAAATATTTCCATTTGTATCCATCTGAAGTGAGAATGAATGGGTTTTCTGGTAATGAGCCACCAACATCAATTTCTGGCACCACTGTTGATGCTGCGCCATTATTATTCAGCAAACATTTGAACACTTGGTCATAGTCATTACGAACATAAAACTTATTGGAGTAAAATGGATACGTGTTGATAATTTTTTGTAGATTGTTTTGTGTGTATGTATTTGTGAAGACGCTATTCACCAACATAAACGTGTTATTTGTTATAGCTACAATTTCTTTCTTTACTGGAGGAACATTTATACCATCACCAGCCAATTCGACATAATCGCCAACTGATAAGTTTGCAGTAAAAAATGTTCCATTGCCAACAACGTTCGAAGATCCTAGAGAAGCAGTCACGACTCCAGATACTTGTTGTTTGAAATCGTAAGTAAAAAGTTCAAGGTCTTCTGTATACTCTTCATATACCGTGTTGTTTGCCCAATCTACACGTGGTGCGACTAAATTTACGTCAGAACCAATAATTTTTTTCAATGAAACTAAATGGCGATAAACGTCAAAAATATTATCAGTCGTTTCAGTTGGTCGTGGAATAACAGTGTCCGACCCATCCCATTCTAGAGGTTTTCCAATTCCAATATATGTGTTGGAATCTACTGTCAAAGCCTTCTCGTATTGCTTTGCCATTAAGATTTTATTTTCTACAGTGTTTAGAATTTTCATATCTGATTCTATTCTCTAATTTTGGTAAGTTCGTATAATCTCATACGAAACATTGTCAATATATGGATAGATAATGTAGTTAGTCAGAGTTGCACTTGCAGTAAAAAATGAACTGTCTGTGTTCAATGTATATGTAAATCCACTTCCACTTATAATTTTACTCTCGACATTATTATTTAGATATTCATATATTATTGTATCATTTGCGATTAGATTCATCACTGCAGTATTTTTTGTAACAACAATAACATTAGATCCATTTGCAATGTTTATGTATCCGTCACCATAAATTTTTGTGTTGCTTTCTAAAGTGAGTATCATATTTGTATTTACATTTATTATTTCTTTCACTTGCTTTCTAGATGGAACGTCGTTATTGATTATCACAAGATCTAAATTTGAAGCATCAGAAAGGAAATTTGTTGACACACCATTCAATTGAAAATTTGAACTTTTGGGATTGACTGTTACGCTCCCAGTTATTGCTTTATTTTTGGTAAAAATTGTCATAATGAGAATCTAAATCCAGTTGTAACAGTATCAACAATTTTCTTTTTACCCAACATCTTCGTTCCTATTGGGTGTAGAATATCCATCAACATATTTTTATATTCTTTCAACGACTGTTCTGTCAAAATTACATATGAGAAATTGTGATATTTTCTTGAATCTTGCAAAACTTTATCTGCAGATAAAAATCCATCTGTATTCAAGAAATAACCATCATAATTGATTACGCCATTCAGGAATTCAGCATTAGCTCGTGCTAATCCATTGCCAAAAGTGTTCACTTCAGCATATGCATTTACATTATATGCTGCATATGCTGAAGTTTCAGTTACAGTTAGATTAGCAAATGTATTCAAAACGCCGTTATAATTATACAATCTAAGAGTACCATTTGATGATGTGTACGAATCGACAGATCCTATAAAGGTTGTGGAGTTGATATTTGCACCTTGATATACTAACTGTCCTTCATTGAATTGTTGAATTGCGCTATTATTGCCAATTGGAGCAATTGATATATCTTTGATTTTCAAAGAAACATTAGGAGTTGATACATAACCAGCTCCACGACTTAGCAATTTGAAACTCTTGATCCTTCCGACATCATCAACAGTGGCAAAACTTTGATCGCCTTCGCCATAACGATATGCTCGTATTATTGCACCAGAACCAGATGAAGATGCATAAATATTTGAGCTGTTTGCAACGACTAATTCAATTGAACCTTTTGGTCCATTATATCCTTCGCCGCCAGAGACCAATGTCACGCTTGTTATAACTCCAGAAGATGTCGTAAATGTTATATTTGCACCATATCCGCCACCGCCACTTCTGTTTATATAAATTTTATCAGTGTTTACGTCATACCCAGTTCCGCCTTGTACAATTTCGACATTAGAAATCTTCCCGAGAGCTAAAAAGTTTTGCCTTGTTGATTCCCAGTCATCCCGAAATGATTCTTGTCCAAGATTTATAACACTATTGAAATATGATTCTGAATTTGATGTATCATAATAAGAATTTATATCAATTGTTGGAACCTCAGTATATTTTGTTCCAGAAGATCTAATTTTGAGTTTTGATACCACGCCAAGATTAGTTGTTTCGTAACTAAATGCAACATTCAATGTCGTATTGATGTCTGAACTTCCAGGAGAAACAGATGCATTTGGAAATCCGTAATTTGCAGCATTCAATTGAATATCTTTATATTCATAAATTGAATCGATGTTGAATGCGAATGGTTGAACACCAACAACTTCTTCGACTTCAACTTTCGCTCCAGTTCCAGTTGTATCTTCAGGAGCATTTATAACATCAACTTCTGTATTTGACTTTATTCTGAAACCAAACCCACCTTTGATGACTCCAACTGTTTGAACTCTTCCATCAGTTACATCATTGACAATGGCTCTGGCTTCTTGTTTAGGAACTGAAGGATCATCAGACAGACCACCAAAGAAAACGACTGGATCGCCAACTCTATACCGCAATCCTCTTTTTCTTGGATTGATCTTTATATTTGAAAGAGATCCAATAATTCTTTCAGATAAAAGAATTCCTTGATTTCCATTTTCATCAATATATTGAACGTCTAAATATTCTCCATTGCTGAATTTCTTTTTGACATTAGAAACGTAAACTTCAAATATCTCTGCGCCAGTTCCAGCATCAATTGTTCTGTATGCCGATTCAATCACACAAGTTGCTCTTGATTCTCTACCAACTGCTAATCTTTTTTTAATCGTACTCAAATCAAAAGTCGCAACAGTATGGGAAATAGTCAATCTAAGTGTTTGTGGGATTCTCCATTTACCATCTGACGCTCTTAGAATATTTTCTTTTGGTAAGAAGACATCGATGTCTTCATTATAAACAACTCTAAACAAAAATTTCAATGATTCTATACTACCTTTTTTAGCATAAAACTCATTGATTGTTTTGATAAGTTTCGATCGATCGCTCGCTAGATTTTCTGGAAAATATGGCAGGAACTTCAATATGAATTGCTTGATAAATTCATCAGTTGTTTTGTCAATGTCAGCATATGAAAGGAGCTTTCTACTTTCAGCAGTTACACCATTTTCCTGTTCCATCCACTCATAGTATGCTTTTATGAACGCAACAAAATTTACATACTTTTGATCTGGATCTGAGCGAATGAATTCAGGTATCTGATTCTCAACGATAAAAGATATCGGATTATCTATTGACATCAGCTGCTAACACTCAATGTGACGTTGATTGCATTTATATCAAACTCATCAATCGTTGTAAGTGACTGTCTTTGGCTTTTGAATGTCAAAGTTCTTGGTCTAGCATTGAATCGTAAAAATCCATCTTGATCATCAACAGTTACTGCACTAAATGCTTTCAATGTAACGCGCCCAATATCATACTCAACAGTTCCAATGTTCGGATTCAATGTGGTTTTGATATTTAGATCATCATAATAATAAATCCGAATCGTCCCCTTCTTACCTTGTATAATTGGATTTAGTACAACGCCAGAACCACCGCCACCCTCAACTTGAATAATTGCACTTGTATAACCACTTCCTTGTTGAAGAACACGAACGCTCTTGAATTTTCTATTTACAATAACTGCTTCAACGACAGCACCAACACCATCCCCCAAGACTGTCAATGTTGGGACTGATGTGTAGTTTCTTCCAGTTTCTACAACTTCAACTTCTTCAATACCACTGAATGAATCTGGAACTTCTTCAAGGAAACATGTTCTGAGAACACTATTTTTATCAAATTGAGTGAAACCTGGTGCGCTATACATTCTCTGATCAACAGTTGATCCGCGACTCAATGGCGTCCCATATTCTAAAGTGTAATCTCTGAACTCGCCCAACACAACAGGAATTCTTTTTTGTATATACAAATCTAACGAAGAATTTTGAATTGATGTATCTGAATCGTCAATCTCGCGCAGAAGTTTAGATGATTTAAACGTTGAATTGAATGTGTTCAAATATTCATCATTGAACAATAGAACAGCATTTTTTATTCCAGTAACAATTTGTCCAGAAGATTTAGAAGTCAATCTTGGATCATATTCAGATCTGATATTTACAATTAGAAAATTATAGTCTACATCAACGAATTGTGGGGTAACAGTCATAACACTAATTGGTTTTAGTATCGTATTGATCAAATGATCTTTTTCGGCTTGGGTGACCTCAAATCCAATTTTTGGTTTTGCAGTCACGAACACTTTGCCATAAATTGGTGGATCGTTTTCTTCCCCGCCCCATACATTGACTGCATCAAAATATGGATACTTTTTGTTTATCAGAGCAATGTAATCATTTTTAGTGACTGCTCGATTGTTTGACAAATAAGTCTTTGGTGAATTAAATTTTATATCCTCTAATGTTTCTCTAGGGGATCCAGAAGAAGATTTAATTGCTGTTGTTATTGATGTTGTGGAACCAGATAAGACTGATCCAGATAATCTAAAGTTTTCAATTCCATTGGCGTCTTCGCCGTTTGTGACAACGTAAGTTACGATTACTAAATTTCCGTTATCTAGTTTTTTACCAAGAACTCCATCTCCAAAATAGATTCGATATTTCCCAACATCGCCTTCTTCGAGGTAATATACTTCAGAAGTTGTTGCAACCTCTGTTGCGTTTTCTGCTAAAATATATGTTCGTTGTGTAGTTTCAGTCTCGGATCTTTGTATAATGACTTGCAATGTTGATGTGTCAATGAATTCATCAGGGAGATCAAATATTTGTTTAGGGTTCGATAAATTGTCTACCGTGTAGACGTAAGATGCTGGTGTTCCTTCTTTTATCTGAACATTATTAAACTCAAACAAGGTTCCGTTATTTGATGAAGTTTTTTCATCAACACTCACAAAAACGAATGATTGTCCATCCACAGACTGACTTGTAAATTGAGTAAATCTTGGAAGTGTTAGTATTGTAGTTGCGTCAGAAATTGATTTCGTGATGGCGACGTTTACCGTTGCAACGGCAGCAGTTGTTGATCTTGGAGTGTATCCCAAAAGTTTTGCATGAGAAACAACTGAGGGTCGCAATGCCGCAGAATCAATAAACATCTCATTCGCAATCATGTTCAAATAGAATGAATTGTAGTGTGTGTTATATGCAAGAATGTCAAGAAGAATGTTCATTGCAGAACCTTCGAAGTCGAATCCATCGAATTCGTTTTGATCTCGAAGGTAGTCTTTTAGGTTTGCCTTGATAGCGTCAAAGTCTAATTCTGATACTGAGAGTTTTGCCATTTATCTTAGTCTCTCTAAAAATAGATCTACAATAATCGGTTCTTCTAGATTCAGCAGAAAAAATTCAACAGTTATATTGAATCCATTATTTGTATAATCTTCCTCTACTATTATGTCTTTCAATTCAACTCTCGGTTCAAAGTTCGTTATCACATCCTCTATTTCGCGCGCAATGATTGTCGCGGAAATAGGATCAAGAGGTTCAAATAACATCTTACGAATATTTGAACCAATCTCAGGATGAAATGGTTTTTCATAATGTGAGAGTAGAACAAGATTTTTAACCGACTGAATAACTGCATTGTATCCAGTCTTTTTGCTTACATCTTTACGAATTGGATGTGGTTTAAATGTCAAATCCAAGTCTTTGTAGATTCTTGCTTGTTGTTCCATGGGCGTTCTTTTAACTATTTTCCTATTTATAAGTCAAAATCTAAATTTACTGGATACTTTTTACCAGTTGTTTCTTTCAATTTCTGAGACATAGCTTTCTTAATATCAAATCCGACTTTGTTTTGAATTTTTGACAATTCTTGACCAGGTAATGATGTGAATGTCTTCTGAAGACTTTTGGCATCCATAGAAGACAACACAGTTTTTAACTGTGTTGGTGCCATAGAGGTAATTGAACTTCTTATTTGCGAAGCGCCCATACCAGAATACAGTTTACTTATGTCTGCTGGATTCTTCATCAAAGAAGTCATCTCATTGATTTTTCCTATTGGCAATTTAGAAGTAAATTTAGAAATATCAGTTACAGGCAATTTACTCATAAGATTTGACATCACGCCTCCAGCTACGTCTCCTTTCAGGGAAGTTAGCTGATTTGCCATCAACAATGCTGATGCAGGATTCAATCCACCAACCAATGCAGCCATACCCATTGGACTGACTCCTGCCATTAGTTGTGCAACACCAAATTGACCACCAAGAGATCCAACCAATGTACTAATATCAGCCACATTTGCCAATTCTAACATCCCATCAAGTTGAGCGACATTTAAACTTCCCATCAGTGATTGAATATCTGTTAGTGACGTTAGAGCCGTGAGTTGTGATGTTAGTGCAGTCACAGCTGGAATTGCTGCAGCGAATGCCTCTATTCCAGATGCAATTGCTTCCAACGCTGGGAATGAGGGGATAGAAAATCCAAATCCACTCGCAGAAACACCAGTTGCAGAAACTTTGCCAGCAACAGAAAGTCTGCTTGTTTTGATGGAAGAAACTGATGTTATTGAAGTTGCAATTCCACTGATTGCGGTTCTTCCAGTGGAAGAAACCCGCGTGGACCGCTTTCCGCTCACCGAAGTGCTACCAGAAGAAGAAATACGAGCAGAAGATTTACCCGTAATTGATGAGTTTTTCCTAGCATCAATTTTCACATCATCCGAAGATGCAATCTTTGTATCTTTACCAGAAGATATTATGACATCACCAGCAGCAGAGATTTCAAGATTTCCGCCGACATCTATCTTCATGTTCCCTGTAACTTTTATTGTACAATCTTTATCAACACTAACAATCGCTTTACCCATAACATACACGTAATCGTCACCCATTACGACTGAATAATTATCCTTCACAACCTCTTCAACTTTAGTTCCGTTTGGTTGAATTTCGAACATTGTTCCAGAACGATGAGCCAGCTCAACTCTTTCAGCTCCAGGAGTGTCATCAAATTCTAAAGAGTGACCTGATTCAGTTTCCATTGCCTGATTATATGGATAAACAGGTGCATATGATGGGCTTGGTGTATTGTACATTGCGAGTCCTGATGATGGGATCGCAATTGGACCTCTTTGTTTTCTTGACGTAACAACATGAGTTTCATTTGGGTCATTTCTAGCTAATGCGCTAGTTGTTGGCATTCTCAGATCTCTACTCTTTGGATAAGTTTCTGGAGATTCTTGAGTTAGTTTCGCTCCACCACCAGTTCTGCTATATGTTCTTGAGATGACTTTTTTGGGAGCTGAAGCCAAATCTGCAGATGTTCTTAGATCATTGAATCCAATATCAGATTTCGCTTTCTCTAGAGCAAAAGAGGGAATTGTCCCAAGTATAAGTGGAACTTGAGCATTTCTTCCATCAGAAAAAAATCCAAAAACGAAATCACCTTCTTTCGGCGTAGCGAAATTTGGAGAATTCAATGCGTTGATTGGAACTGCCCAGGGTAGGTCCTCAGAAGGAATATCGCCGAGACTTGGACTATGCCAACCAAACACACGAACCCGACAACGACCGAGTTCCAGTGGATCTTTTCTGGATTCGACAATACCCATCCACCAAACAAATCCATCTAAACCAGCATAATTTTTTTGAATCATGATCTAGATAACTCTTTCAATTTAGCTAAATTGTTGTTTGGAGATGGTATATTGTCACTAATGCTATCAGAAAGAAGTTCTATTATAGAAACATATATTCCCTCATCTTTAGTGAATCTGTGGTGCACGGAAGAAACCAAATATTTCCCACTTCTCGTTTCATTCAATTCGACTCTTTTATCACTATCAATTGGTTTTAAATCTGGAATATCAACTTCAACTACATGACCAGCTTTCAACAGTACGTCTCCTGGGACAGTTCCGATCATTTTAAACAGATGCAATTGTCCCATTTTAGATGCTGTTTGAGATAACCATTCTTCAGCTAATAATGGATTTCTAGTCTCATCAGCGTCAGTCGACATAGTGAATTTAAGCATATTTTGGTGAGAATTGTAAAACGTTTTATTGAGTCGATTTTTAAAATTGTTCATCGTGACTTCTTTATTCAGAACACCTTTATCTTTAAATTGATTCGCATTGAAATTGTGCGTTTTAAATTTTTTCGTAATCAAATTTAAATTGACGAAAGATGATGAGAATGCACCGTATCTTGAAGATTTGATAGTATCAAACTCTTCTATAATTTTCAAAAAATTAAAAGATGACATATTTTTAAATACATCATCGTCAATCTTAAAGTCTTTTGAGTATTTCGTATATGGACGTTTTTTTATCAATCTTTCATATGATGTGAAATTAAATCCATCTCTATTTTCAAAAAATAAAAACAAACTGTCATTTTTTGAATATGCTTTTGTTGTCAACCACATTATTGCCTCGAATGGATCCATTCGAGGTATGATCAAATCAAACGCTTTTTCTGTTTCTTGAATAAACTTTATTTTTGTTTTCTTCACCTTTAAGTATGAAGACAAAATATTTCTGATCATCCCACTAATTTTCAATCCTCTATATGATTTCGAAATCATAACTTGAGGAGAAAGTATCATTTCTTCACTACAGAAATGCATTGTATAGTTTTGGTAATTGGTTCCGAAATCTCTATCAGATATTTTATACAATCTAAAGACTTTCTTGATTGGATCATCTAATGTCGGTTTGTCTATTTCCAATTCTAAGAATTCGTTTCCATGAAACTTGAAATTTGAAATTAGATCTGCTCCATCGGAAACTCTTATTGTACAAGTCATTCCTGGAGAAAATATATCTTCAAAGATGTCTAACTCTAACATGATGTTGTCAACATCAATTGACTGCCCATCACTAGTGTATAGTGTTAGGTTCTTGATCTCATAATCTGAACTTTTTAATAATTCTTTTGTCATTGACTTAGAAGAGTTTTAAATTCAGTTTCAATTTGAGGGATATATTCGTTTCGAACTAGATTTATTGTTCTTTTTTTCTCATTTTCATTCAACTCATGGTCATACTTGCTGATTGCATAATGTTTTACTGTTTTCGTAATCGTAACGCCGTCGATAGTTTCTGTATTTGTAGATACTGTTATTGGACTTGTTGCTAATGTTGGTAGAGTATTTGTTATAACGCTTTTGGTTGCGTAATTGTATGATTTCTCTTTTATTTCTTGAACATATTCTTTTGTTTCTATAATTCCATTTTCATTTGTTGTCATTTCGACTTTACTTTCATAATGATGAATTTGTGATTGGGCGTTCGACAGTGATCCATATTTTTTTATTATGAGTGAGTCGAGCTCAGTATATTCAAGTGGAACATCGTAATATGGATCTATTAAGTTATTTGCAAACATAACAATCCAATACATGTTTGGATCACCATACAATTTATGCGCTATGACTTCTGGATTGTCTGAATCTTTTATTTGATATTCGTAAAACAATTGAATGTTTTCAAGAACATCTCGAATAATTTTAACTCTTGTGAATGGATTTTTTACGATCTTGTACTCTAGATCATTATCGTCCAGTGAATATGGTATTGATTTGAAGTTTAAAAAATATTGCATTAGAATGATGGTCCGTCTGAGAATGAAGTATTGACACCACCACTAGAATCTTCAAATATCTCTTTTGTCAATGTATCGACTTCAGTGAATCTCAATTGCAATCCAATCTCAGTTGGCGAACCATCTTCGAAAGTCGCAAATGGTGCAGACGAAGCATAATCAACATCGATGTTTTCTAGGACACAAGTCGATATTCTTGCGATAAATGGATTTTCTTTATCTCTAAACATAAACTGTATATCAAACTGAGCTGGAATGGTAAAGTATGCGCCATTCTGATTGTCGCCTCCTGAAAGAGAAGGAGCCGCATATCTTTTAAATTCTCTTATTATGTTTTTGATATTTGTCGATTCTTGCCTATTTCTAGGTTGAAATCTGAAAGCAAAAATAAAATTTCTATTTCTTGTTTGTTTGTATACCATCTCAATTTGTGGATTGATAGCTTTTCCCGATGACCTCAGAATAAGATCTTTGAATCCACCACCAACTAATCCCGTTTGTTCCGCCAATGTTCCCAAGACTTCTGTTACGCCTGGGTTGGGATTTTTAAATGCTTCGAATCCTCCACCAGAAACAGCCTTATTCACAGTATCAATCGCACCAGTTCCACCTCTCTGCAGCAAACCAAGTGTTCCTAGTGCATCTCTGATCGAGATTGCGTCATAATCATGAGAATATGTTTGAACTAGCGTATCTGGCATGTACAACGCAATTGCTTTTTCAATTCTGTTATATTTTGGTTTTTTGTTAACTTGGTTAACTAATGCATTTGCTGCACCTAACCCAGCACCCTTTGTAATTCCCTCTCCAGTAGCCTCTCCAAGATCATTTCCTTTAAGTAATGATTTTGTGGTCTCAAGTGCAGCACCAGCCACTGCAACGTCAACGAACTTGCCTTCATTCAATTTCAAAGATTTTCTCGTCACCGAAGAAAGTTGATCTGATCTAGATTCTACGTTCAATTTTTTCGCATTTGAGTATTGTGCGCTGTTTGGAATGTTGATGTAAAATATCATGTAATTTGGTATTTTATCAGTAGCCAACCCGTCAGCTGGATATGTCAATCTATTGAAACTATATGTTCCACCTTCTAACTTGTTCAGTTGCGAGGAACTTCTTTTTCTTTTTAAAGGCATGTCATATCCTGATTGTTGACTATATATTTATATGGCATACTCAGGTAAGTTCTTCCCAAAGAATCCATCGAAATACAAAGG